AATAATATACAAATTAGTAAAGACGCTTGCCAAAGAACTTGTCAATCATCTTGATTTTATCAGAGGTGATTCGTTCGAACTTGACCGTCTTATCAACGGGCTGCGCTTCCTCTTCTTCACCTTCTTGTTCAGCAGACAAAGTCAATTCAGCTTCTTCGACAGAGGCATCCTCTACCTCTTCTAGTTGCACTTCTGCAACTGGCTCTTCAACTACTTCCTCAGCAGCTTCCTCGAGGACTACTTCCTCTTGAGCTTCTTCGGCGAGTTCTTCGGTTTGCTCTTCAGCTACTTCTTCAGCAGCTTCTTCAGCAGGTTCTTCTGAAAGGGCTTCAGTAGCCTCTTCCACAGCCTCAACGACTTCATTGAACTGACCATCTGACTCAGCCCAAAGCTCCATCAAAGCTTCAATTTGTGCGTTCTGAGAGGCAATGGTGGCTTCTAATTTAGCAATGCGCTCACCAAGCTCTACAGCGAATTTGAAATCCATATCACTTTCGAATTTATGTTCTACCATATCAAAATTTTTGACCTCAATAGAGAATCCATTAAGGCCGCTAGCTTTAATCTCGTCACGAATTGCTTCGGACTTAACGTATGCTTTAGCAAATACAGTTCCGACTGGTAAATCGAAACCGTACATCTTACTCTTGTCCTCTTCTCCTTCCTTGACCCACATCTCAAGCATATAAACCTCATCGGTTTCAAACTGGTGCTGGATGTTGAAGGAATTGTGGAGACCCTTCTCGGCGTAGCCCATCATCATCTTCTCGATGGTGTCTACTGAGAACTGAACGTAGTATCCGCCATTTTCTCCGTGGCGGTAAATCGGTTTGTTTGGGATGATGACCGGACCAACAACAACTCCCTTTTCGTTATCAACGAAGAACATATCTTTCTCCTCGTCAGAGAAGTAAATAAAGTTCTCTTGGATTGCTGGGTTGGTTACCAACGAAATACGATACATACCAGCCTCGCCATTGTCTTTCATAACAATGTCGTAAAGCGGCAATTCTTGATTAATCGGTTTCATACTTCGTTAATATACAATTTAGCGTATTACTTTACTGAAGCCGCATTAATTCCTACCATTGTGAGGAATTCATCAAGCGTAATATCAATGCCTTCAGATACCAAGTTCTGGTATTCTTTCATTGCAGTCTTGAGTCGGTTTTTTGGGTCTTCGATAGAGCGAATGATTGCCACGATTCCTTCGACCATAGCGACATCATTGTCATCAATTGAATCAATTGAGAAGCGACCATTGCGAATGGACTCTGCCTTTCGGATAGCCCAGTTGACACCGCTCGTTCCTCCCCAGATAAGCCAAGCAACATAACCACGGTCTTTCCAAGGTGTAGCTGCGTACTTGGGGTCTACTTTGCTGTTCTGGCGGTGGCGATTAAATGCAGCCATACGAGCAATCGTTGAGTACGAAAGCGCCTCACGATTAGCGAGTTGGTTTGCACGAGTCCAGCCAATAGCCGTTCCTCCCTTTACTTCATCACCATATTTCTCTCGCCACGCAAGTGCCCGCTTCGCGTTGTTTGAAGCAGACTGCGGGTAGTCGTTATAAGTCTTTGCCATCTGATTAATCTACAAATATGACCTCAAATTTCCCGTACATATAACCATCGTAAATCTTGGCATCGCTAAGTGAGTTAACGATGAAGTTCTCGTTGGTCTTCAGGAACTTAAACTTCTTTTTGTACAGGTCTCCATTCTGGAACATCGTGTCAGGAATCGCTGCGTAGAATGACATCTTATTGCTTTCATTAGCTACAAAGCGCTCAGTGCCAACAAGATAATCGTAAGCAGCTGTGGTTGAGCCGTCTGCCAACACAAAGCGCAAGTCTTTTTGATTGCCTGACAATGAGTTGACTGGGTATCCCTGAAGCAAGAAACTACCAGCTGACTTGTAGACAATCTGTCTGATTTTCTGTCCGTAGTCATTGTACTGACGGAATACCGGGTATCGAAGCGTTGTCTCGAAGTTCGGATTCCGCAGGTAGAAGATTCTAAGACCTACCTTGTCGTAGTCTTGAATCTCGTATTTGATGTCTCCAATCTCTTGGACGGCAACAAGACCATTGTTTAGCAGCAGTGGGTCTGTAAAGAACTCAGGGCCACATACAGACTTATCTGTAGAGTTAATTAGTGCGGTCTGGAATTCTACCGATTTCTCTCCATTTCCGTTTACGTTCCATACACCATCAAAACTTCCAAATCCAAGCTCAGATTTTGTCTTGTCGTAGATTCCGTCGTTTACTTTGTTGAGCAACTTTAGCGTTTTAGGGGGCAATACTCCAGCCTCGATTTCAAATGGCTTTAGAGTGTCAAGATATCCATCAATGGTCTGCGTAGTTAGCCTAATATCTTTTAGATTATCTAAGATTACGTTGCCACTGGTGTAGTCGTAAATCAGACTAAGGCCAAAACGCTTCATAATGTCGACCATAAGGTCGTATACTCCTATTGGAGTTTTGTTCATCAAAGACTCCTTGAACTGGAAGTTGTCGCTTGGGCAAGTGGCAGCGACAGAACCAAAGTTGTCCACCTTCAATCCAAGCGCACTCCAATCATAACCAAAAGTGCGAAGCTTCTGAATATCAACCCACTTAATTTGTACGCCAGTAGTAAGATTGATAGCGACTAATTGATTGTTGCTCGTTCTCTTTGCTATACAAGAGGTGGTTGCAGTAACGTAGCCTTCGTCAAGATAAACTCCTATTGCATACGAATAGGTACTTCCTCCAGAAATCTCGTAAGATTCTAGATTGCTTAGTTTCCCAGTAAACTGTGCGAAGTTTATAGTTCCATTTACAAAGAATCCGTATTCTGTTCCGTCAAGACCACTATTTGCGGTAACCGATGAAACAGATAGCGTTATTGGTTCATTGTTAGCATCAACAATTGGAATCTTGTACTTCGGTATGCTAGCGGTCATATAAGACTCATACACCAAGACGTATGGCCTAAATACTGCGTTTGAAGTGTCGGTTATGTTTACAACGTGAGGATATATGCCATCCTCAATCTCTGCGTCAACAGTAAGAATACAGGTCTTTAAACCGGAAATTGTTACGTTTCCAGAGTTAAATAAAATCTTTGCACTAAAGTTTGAGCCGTAAGATATATATCCAACGTTCTCGTCTCCCCAATCGGTAACGCCTCCTGGAGTTCGGAACTGGTCTCCAAACTCGCGGCTAATCAGTGCATCCGAAGCTGCATAATTCGTTGGACCAAAAGGCTCATAAGATTCCTTAGCAATCAGCTTGTAGTTCGTGATTGGCATAACTTCATACTCCTGTCCGTTGTATTGAACGAAGTTTGAAGGAAGAGCTTGGTCGGTGTTTAGCTGAACATTGTACGGAAAAGGAAACAAGAAGCTCTCTCGCTTGCTTACCGGAGTACCTGACAGGTATGTAGGGTAAAGGATGTAGAGATTTCTTGGGTCCCAAGAACCTGTTCCAGAAACAAACTTAGATGTGTACGCTATGCCAGCTGTGGTAAATACACGGTCAATAAAGTCAACGACTCTAAGTGCTGGCATAAGGCCAAACTTCTTACCGTTAGTGCCCCACGAAGTAAATTGGCGAGATTCATATCCTGATATTTTTTGAATGTTGTCAAAGTCGATAAAAGGAATTTCAATGTCCCTTTGTCCATATCCCTCATTAGAAGATAGGTAGGTGCTTAAGGTGCGAACCTGAGTTGAGAACGAGTCGTTGTAGATGTCTCCAATAGTAAGGTCACGAAGCGACTTCGAGAATTCAGAAACTCGGTCCTTAAGCTCAAGATTGAAAATAGACTCAAGTGAGTTGACTACTACCGACTGAACTCGAGCCTTTCCCTGTGAGATTACATTATCATCCTGATAGATGGTATAGTTGTACTCAGTTAACGGAATTCCTCCGTACCCGGTCTCATCATTGTAGTTGAGTATCTCTTTGTTCTTTTCGGTATATGGCACACTGGTGTTGAACGTAAACGGAATCTTGATAGAGTCTACGTTTGTGGTGTCGTAGTAGTCTACCCCGATGTTTATCTCTTGATTGGGGAATAAGTCGACAAACTGATTGTTTACTCGTAACCTGTAGCTCATATCCGTTTATTAATGCTTGCTTGATGACATATTAAAAGCTACCGAGCTTTTGTACTTGTTGTTAAATACCTCAAAGGTAGAGTCATTGATGCTAACCTTGTATGCCATTGGAGTGGCTTGACATTTGTCAATCAAAAAGATAGTGTCTGCCATAAGAGCATCTTTACCGGACCAGAAGTTCCTGCGCAAGTTGTCAAGTGTTACAACGTGAGATACTCGCTTAGAGTACGCAATCATAAGGTCAGAGTAGTGGGCCTTTTCGATTTGCGTGTTTACCTTGAATGTATTTGCAAAATTTGCAACTATGTCAGAGTAAAGCCTAGAGCTGTATACAATTACATTGTATGTCTCTCCACCGACCTTAGAAAATTCATAGTAGTTTTTATCTATGTTGGCCTCAAACGCAACAGGATTGTCTCCAACTGGAGGACTCATCGCTGAATCTGTGATGTAATAAACAGCAAAATCCGTTAAGTCGGCTACATTGTATATGACCGCTACATCTCCAGCGTCTGGCGTAAATGTAGCTGGGTCTGTTGCCTCAAAAACAACTGTTGCAACTCCGTTTGTTTCTGAATACGTCAAAAGCTCACCGTTCCATCCAGAAGTAGCTGGCGCTAGCGGAGGAACACCGTTATCATAAAGAATATCTACAGCCATTACAATTGAGAGTTACGTTCTTGGATTCTGCGAGCATTTTCATCACTGCGTAGGTCAGATGTTGCAACAAATGCACGAACTGGTTTATCTAATTTACCAACCATTGAGATGTTAGATGATGCAATAGCCTCGAGAAGTTCAATCTGTCGGTTAGCTACTTCCGTCGGGTCTTTTACTACACCACCAGCAGCAAACTTGTAGTTTGATTTCCCATATCCATTGATTTGGTCAAGCAAGGTCTTGTACTTCTGAGTTGCCTTCTTGTTTACGATGTACTCACCGCCTTCCATCTCGTAGCCACCCTGACCACGAACGGTAAATGGAACACCGCCTTCTGCGTGAGAGGGTCCGCTAACAATACCACCCTCGGCAAACTTAGTTGGGAAAAACTTGCGTTGGTTAATTGCCCGAAGCTCTTGACCGTATCCAACACTAGCAAGTGCAGCAGAAAGAGCAGCCTTAATTGAAATTGTCAATGGGTCACCTTCTCCTTTTAGGATTAGGTTTGGAACTACAGAGCCGATTGCGGTCAAGTAATCAAGTAGAGCTTGTTGGCGGTCTCGCTTTTGCTCAGCATCAAAGATTTGCTTCTCGATTCTGTTTTGAGCCTGAACTTCTTTTTTGCGATTCTTCTCAACTTGAGCGCGGTACTCAGCCTCTGAAATGAGTTGGCCTTCAAGTTTTGCCTGAAGAATCTCATCTTCGATTTCAGCGCTATTTTTAATAGCATCCAGCTCTCTATCAAGTCGATTCTTAGTGTTGTCAAATGCAACCTGATTGAATTTGTCAATGATTTCAAGACTCTTGTCAAGAACCATCTGCAATCCTTCGCCAATAGTGATGTCAAGACCAAGGTTGAAGTTTTCTCCAAAGGCGGCTCCAAGCTCAAAGAACTCTTGCTTGTCTTTCTTGTTTTCTTCTGGAGTTATTCCTGACTTAGCAAGCTCATTGTATCGTGACTGAATGGCCTCAAGTGCAGCCTCAATTTTAGCTCGTTCTTCTGGGCTAAGGCTTTCCTTGATTGAATCGTAAAACGCTTCAACCTGCTGAACATATTGCTTCAGTCCGAGAATGTACTCTTGCTGTCTCTCAAAAAGCTTTGATTGTCCATATGCACTGTCCGTATATGCATCATCCAGGTTAGACAATCCTTGAGTGAATACCGAGAACACATTGCCGCTTCCAGACAAAAGCTCATTTGCAATATCGGAGCTTGTGCGCTCAGATTTCAGCAAAAGGTCAGTCAGCTTTTGAGCAAGGTCAAGTGCAGACTGTCCAAACTGCTCGTTTACGTTCTGAAGCCGAAGAGTGTTCTTTTCGCTACCTTTAAACAGGGCGCTGTACTTCTTAAAGAAAGCCTCGGAGCTTCCGTCCCAGTCTTCAAGAGCCTTGCGTATGTTTTCAAGTGAAATCTCATAAAGTGCAGCATTCTCATTGAGAGCTTCAGTTCTTTCAGCATCAAGTTGCGCTTGCTCAGAAACTGTTGCCGCATTCTCGCTTCGAAGCTCGTATTCATCTTCGATTTGCTTTTTGCGACGAAGGAATGCTTTGTCTTCTTCTTCAGCTCGGTCTTTAATCTGCTTAAGCTGTAGGTCAAGTTCTTTTCGCTCTTGCTCAAATAAAGATAGATACTTATCCGTAGGGTCTTTCTTTACCTTCTCTTCTTTTTCTACTTCGGAAGTGTACTCTGATAGCGCAACTGCAAGCTGTCGATATCCCTTTGCACGACCCTCTAAGGCTCGACCTTTTGCTCGTTCAGAAGGAATAGAGGACTTTGCCAGTTCAGCAGACTGCTTCTCAAGCTTTACTGCTGCACGAAGGTATCGTTGAGAAACCTCTTCGGCCTTTGTTTCTCTCTCCTTTACGTTAGTGATTTCTTTTATGGAATCAACCTCTTCCTGAAGCAGTCGAATGAGTGAACGGCGGCTACCCTCAAGGTCGCTTCGCTTAATCTCTTCATTTCTAAGCTTGGTTAACTCAAGCCTTACTCCGCTTAACCCCTGAGCAGATGTCTTCAGTGAGTCAAACTGTGCTACTAGCGGACCAAGCAGGAGTCCAAGTCCCGGGATTGAAAACGCAAGTCGCTCAAGTATTCCGTCCTTTGCAGACAAACGCTCAAGTTCATCGTTTAACTCTTTTACATTTTTAGGATTTGCTTTATTAAGCTCATCAAGAACCTTTTTGATGTTTTCATCATCCGTATCCTTTAGTAATTCGTTTAGAATCTCAAGTTCGGTGTTTCCATTCTTAAGTCCTTGAGCAAGCCGTTCGTTGAACGCATCTCCAAGCCTTTCAGATTCGTTTCTAAGAATTACATAACCCCTTGCAAGGTTTTCTGACCTTTGGCTAAGAAGTCCAATAGAATTTAAGATTAAATTATTGGACACCAAAAACTCGCCAAAAGATATCTTGATGTCAGCAAAAGAACTACTCAAGATGTCAAGCTGACCAGACACTGATGACATTTGTCGTGCTGTAGCCGACAGTTGTTGTGCAAAGCCATCTTGTGCTAGCGTAGCATCGTTTACCGCATCAATGTTTCGAAGAATGGTAATCAATTGAGCAGCGCCAGTCTTTCCAACAAGCTCCTCAGCCTTTGCGACACTTATATTCTTTTCAGCAAGGTTGTCTAGCGTAACAGAAATATCTTCACCGGGACGCTTCAAGTCAAGAAGAACCTTGCGCAGACCAGTTCCAGCTCGTGAAGCACTAAATCCATTGTCGGAAAGTATACCAAGAATCCTTGCTGTCTTCTCAAAACTCAACCCAGCCTGACTTGCAAGTGGTCCAACGTATCCAATAGCCACTCCAAAATCTTCAAGAGTAAGGGCGGACTCGTTTACGGCAGCCGTAAGTGTGGCAGCAGTGGATGCTGCGCCAATGCTACTCAGTTGAAACTGGTTCTGAACTTTCACAAGAGCTGAGCCGACAGCAGTAACGCTTTCTCCTGTGGCTTGAGCAGCGACTGCTACTGGAGACAAAAGATTAGGGATATCCTTAGCGGACACACCAAGCTTTGCAAGCTCAATAGCAAGCTCAGAAATTTCATTAGCCGTGAAACGGGTTTCTACAGCGATATTCCTAATTGACTCTTCTAGATTCTTCAAGTCCGGTCCGCTGGCGTTAGTCACCGCCGCTACCCTTGATAGGTTTTTGTCGAAGTCAATAAAAGCCTGAACAGAATCGGTTATGAATCTTTGCGTTCCGCCAACTACAGCACCAAGGACTTCATAAATTCCAATAAACTTTATGATACTTGCAACGGCTTTACCGATTGCCTGAGGAGAGAACGAATCAGTAAAGGCCTTACCGAAGAAACGCTGGCGCTCAGCCGCAGCTGCCGCAGCTTTTGCTGCTCGCTCATTTGCTACTGCCTTCTCGTTAGCAAGTTT